AAAGTTTAGATTGTATGGTGCTGGGTTATATTGATACCCACGATTTACTCCGTCTGTTTCTAAACTTGATTTAGAATGACGTATTAATTTGTTCTGTTGTCTAGTTGCATCATACTCAAACCCCGTCAATTCGAATGCCATTCTTGGAAGGTTAATTGAGGTGACGTTTAAATCCCTTTCTTTTGCGTCTTCTGTAAGTCTTGCAAGGAACTTTTGTTTAGGGCCGTATGAAATGGGAACGAGTTGTTGTGATAAAACTGTTCCGTCTTCTTTAATCTTTTTACAATAGATATTATTGAACAGTGTTCCAAATATCGATACAGACCTTTTTATGGTTTCGTGATAAAAATGAGTTCCAAACATTAGGGTTCTCCAAACGGATTTGTTTCACTAAAGTCTAGATAATTATTATCGTCAACAATACTTGCAATCGTTCTCGTTGCACCCGAGGTTGCACCGACAAGTCTATCTCCTTGTGCAAGTGTTGTAGTGTTATCCTTAATAATGAGTTCTCTGTTTGAACCCCTGAAGTTTACAACCTCACCAACTACGACACTATTCAATGTGATATTTTCATTTGCAACATAACTTCCTGAATCACCTTCACCTTCTGTCATAGTCATAGAAATTGTGTATGCTCTATCTTGTTCAACCAAGTCTGCATCTGTTCCAGTATCGAAGTCTTCTCCACCATATTCGAATAATGAACAACGCATTTTGAATACAAATAGTTTTCCTAACTGGAAGAATGGATTTTGGTCTTCTACGAATCTAATTTCAAACATAGAACCTGAAAGTGGGAAGTAAATTAAATCCCCTTCATTTGGTCTAAGTGAAGTTGCAAGGTTTGAATCAAGTGATATAAATCTTTCCCATGTTCTCAATGATATCACAAAGGTTGCTTCTTCATTGATTTGAACACCAAATTTAGACATGAGGTCACCCTCACCCTCGAATCCACCGCCTGGATTTTCTAAATACATTTCTACAGAATATGCATCACCGAAACGTGATTGAACGTCTTCAGTTAGAATTGAGTCTTCTTCGATTATCTCCCTAGGAAGATAGAAGACATCATGACCATAGAATCTTAACGACTCAACAACTAAATCTTCGTAAAGGTGTTGTTCAGTGTTGACTGCATGGTTAAAAAATACATTTGTAGGCATTCAATTACCCCATCATATCCATGACTGGCATTTCGAAATTCAGTCGGGATTCTTCTTCTAATCTTGTTATCTCTTCTTGTGCTTCTGTTTTCATTTGAGCTCCGTCTAGTGTTATACCACCAGGCAACTCAACTCCTTGGAATTTAGAGAGGTTCTCTCCCCATTGATACTTCACTAATGCAGTTGAATACTTCTTTAACCACATATCATTGTATATATCAGTCATGTCTGTTGGGTCTAATTTTCTATAACATTCAATAATGATATACTCACCAGCACTTAATTTACTTGCACTGTAGTCCATGTAAAGTCTGTTAGAGTGCATATTGTATCTAATAGGTATCTGACCTACTAGGATATCGTTTAAAAGTGACAAGTGTGATTGAACTTGTGAATAGTATAAAACACTTGTTGAAGTCAAATCATACAAATCATTCAATCTTAACTGATACTGGATATCAAACATACTTGAAGTTTGACCTGAATTGAAAGGGAAAATATTAATTACACTTAACACGTGTTCGGGTAGTGTAATGTAGTTTTGACCCTCACCATAAGTTTGTCCTGAGATTGCTTGTGTTCCAGTTGTAGCTGCATTATGAGTTTCATTCGTTTTGAATGAATCAATCTCTTCTTGAGTGATTTGGTGTTTTAAATATGTCTTAATAGAACCATCATAATGATATTCTCTGAAATATTGCAGTGCTTCATCAATTCTATCATCAAACTGGTCATCGTCCACGTTGATTTCTAGAACGGGAGCTCCAAGTTTTCTTTTGATATACTCTTTTAAGGCTGCTTTTGAATTCGGTTCTGACATAGTAATAAATCCTGTTTATTACTATTTATAGTAATTTTAATCTTGGAAATAAGTTTTAGATTGGATTCTATCTAATTTTTCTGATAATCTTTCAATTGAATCCATAATTCTTTGGAAATCTGCTTCGATTTGTTCTCTAGTTGCGTAATCACGTGCAATTTCTTCACGTGTTTTGTTGACTAGTATATCAAGTCTTTTTTGTTCTGAAAGAATGTTTCTAACTAATAAACCTACGGGCATTAGTATGAATGTTAAGATAACATTCCATATGATATGAGCGTCTATTACAATTTCCATACGATTATTTATGAAATCGTAATGACTATGTAGAGAGTTTATGTATAAGTTTTCCGTTATCGTCTACTTCAAAACACAATTCATCAGGGTGATAATCTCTAGGATTCCCCCCTCTATCTTCTATTTTGTTTGTTAGATATGAAGTGTTCATATTAAATGATATACTATATCTATCTTTATCAGTAGGATTAGGTTCCACCATATGCATTAATGCACTTGGAAAAAGAAATAAATGACCAGTTCTAGGTGCAAGATTCCAGTTTTGTCTATCTCTCGGTGAATGAGGAAAATCTGAAACTACTTTTGGGGTTGAATCAACTGCAACAAAGTTTCCTTCATCTCCGTCTGACTTAATATAAAATACACCACTATACCAACAACCATTATGTAAGTGCGGAGCATTCCATGCACCTTTATCATTTATGTTTGCCCATGAATTTGAAATGTTTAACTGAACTTGATTAGAACTATGTCCAGTCCAATTAAGTAATTCTGTATTAAACTTATGATTAATTATTCTAATTAATTTAGAAAAGATAGGACTTGATTCACACCCGTCATTTGATTGCCAACCAGTGTATTGATTTGATATCTTTCTTCCAACTGGGTCTTTCTTTCTCATAGAATCGATTTCATTTTTAAGTAAATCAATATATTCTTGGTCTATTTGACCAGTCTCTAATAAGTTGTCTTCTATACAGACATGTGGAAACAATAACCTAATCATTATCTAAGTCTAACTCCAATTGTTTTTCATAACCCGACATTACGTCTGCAGCGTCTTCAACAGCACTATGCATAGGACATTCGGGTGGTGGACTTTCTTCTTTAAAATTTTTACCTTTTTGTGAGTGCATTTTACCCATTCTATAACCACCTAATGTGTCATTGTTCTCCCTAGACATCTGAGAAGTATCCTGTAGTCTAGAAAATTCGTCCATACTTTTATTACCTGAAGTATTAGTAATTCTACTTCTATTGTCTAACCAAGTTTGGTGTTCATATGTTATATAGGTTGCCTGCCATTCCTCTCTTTTAAATGGTATGACTTGACAAAGAGGTGTTCCTTTTGGTATAACGAAGGAATGATTTACACGTGGATAAAATATAATTTGTGCATTATCGTAATTTGTATTAAAGGAATCTGTATCTATTACACCTTGCCATGTTGCAAAGTATTTGTTTTGAAATAAAAATGGGTCTAAGTAAAACGTTGAATAGCCTGGTGGTGTTTTTATGTTCCATGGATTTCTCATTTTAAATGCACCCTTAACTGGTGCATCTTCATCATGTAAATATTGAAATGCATATCCCATTTGTGCTGAAGGGTGTGTAGGTGAAGGCATTTCTGACCCTCCGTCAAACTCATGTGTTGCAACCCAATGGTCGTCTGTATCACCATCAAGTCTACCATTCTTCACAATGATATCTCTATTAGATAATAGATACCAACCACTCTTTAACCAATCGTCCATAGCAGGACATGAACGTATTGTTGCTTGTTTAATTCCACGATTATACTCATGGAATCTCATACTATTCCACCATTCAGGTTTTATAGATTTTGCAAGAACTGGTTTAGAGTCCTTGAGGGTATCTTCATTAAATGTGCTAAATTCTATTGTGGGCATTGTCTAAACCAATAATCGTCTTCTACTAATCTAATTTCGTCACCTCGTATTACGATTGACTTCCTATCTATGTATCGTGCTTCTTCAGTGGGTGCATCGGCACCATGTGGTATTCTTCCGTCAAACACTACCAATCTATTTGGTTTGAAAGGAATCTCTGCAATTTGGTGATTCTTTATATGATTTGCACGACCATGTAAACCTTGTTGCATTTCGTCATAGATTCTCAAAGGGCCTCCCCAATGTTCTGACCATATCTTGTTTGTATAATATAAAAAAGATAAATTCCACTCATCTTCATCTTGACAATCTGCATGAGTTGTTCCATGTAAACCTTGTGTTTGTGAATTTAATCCCATGTATTGAAACCTTACCCATTCAAAACCAAAATCAGTTTGTAGTTTTCTATCTAACCATTTTGCACAACACTTAGTGTCTAGATATTGATTAATCTCGGGGTCTGTATCAGGATAATCTCCCACTTCTATTAAACTTGAATTGGTTCCCTTCATCATAGTTGCACCCCAAAATTGGTGATGAGGTAAACCTGTAGGACTATCTCCAGTGACTTGATTATTTTTTGACCAAATATTTGGTTGACTTACTGCCTCGTCAATCCAATAATGTAATTGCACAGGCAACCAATTATCAATAATATGAATATCTTTTAGTGGGAATCCTATGTCTTTTAGTTTAAAGGACTCATTATGATAAATGAGTTCCATACATTACCTGTTTGACCTAGAGTCGGGAGTCACTAAAGGGTCGGGAATCGCTCCAAGATAGTGAGATAAATCTTTTAAAGTATCTTCTCTTGTTTGTCGTATCTCTTCAACCACATTTTCAAAACAAAACCATATATTATCAAAATACTCTAATGCTCTTCTTGCATCAGAACGTCTAGGGTGATTTGACCCTTCTCTTCCAGCTACAGTTGCATATAATAAATCATACATTCCATACAATTCAGAACATTGTGTTTGATAATCTAATACAAGTCTTTCTAATTGAGTGATATATTGTTGATTTAAATTATATCCTAAAGGTGGTTCAGAATTTTTAATATATGTTTCGATACTAAGTTTGTCTTCTTCTGACAATGCAGTATGTTCTTGTTCGTCAAATTGTTTTCCGTCTTCCCATTTTAAAATCTTAACTTCAACATCGTCATAAACTAACACGTCAAAGTCAAAACCTAATTCAGGTCTATCCACGTTTTCAAAATCATATTGTAAACCATTTTCCTTTCGGACTATGAGTTTACTGTCTTCTGTATAAATTAATGCGTTCATATTCTATATTATACCTCAATATTATAAAAATTACTAGTAGGTTTTTGCTTTCAACCAATCGTCTAAATTATTTATGTTGGAATAATCCATACCTTTTATCCAAGGGCCTCCCCTAGTGTAGTGTATTCCAGTGTAATCCCATTTTTCATCAGGGTTATCATAACCTTCAGTAAAGATATACTTTTCAGGTATTGGACTTATCTTATCAGTCCACTCAAATTGGTGTAATTGAGCACCCGTCCAAGTGTTCACTACTTCAGGTGTTAACTTCTTACAGTCTTCATGTCCATTGTTAAATATCATAAGACTTGACCAAAGTTTACATGGATAATCTATATTCACTTGTCCGTCAAATTTAGTTTCGTCATGTTTGATTTGTGGATACTTGATACATGCAACAGCATCGTCCATATTCAGATAATAGAATAAAGGTAAAGGATTTTTTCTCCATATGAAATCATTATCAATAAAGATACTAAATCCTTCATAGTTTTCTAAATATGGAATTAAGAATCTACTGTAAGTGAACTCAGTAGATTGATTTGCATACTCTCTATTATAATCAGGAAGTTTAGAAATGTCAAGGTATTTGATTTCAGGTTCCCAATGACACTCTTTCAAGAGAGGGCCATGTCCAACTTCTAGTGTTTTTAGAATTGATTTCTTATTTACCTCATGTAAGTCACCATGATTTGAATCATAACCTATGTAAATGTTTAAAGGTTTTCCCTTTGATTGTGTATGAACTCTTTTGTTAAATGCATACACTTCTTTTCTAAAACTTAAATCCATTAAATCGTGTTGATATTCTATAACACCATTACAAAAAGTTATTGACGTGTTGTAGTGTTTTGCATTTTTATTTTTTAACTTCTCAGCCCAATATTCTAGTGCTTCGTCACACGTCAAAGGTTCTGAATCTAATACATCAAAAGGGTCTGTTGCAAAAATTTCAAAATTAGGGTCTTCTAATTCTTCGTATACCTTTGACCTTATAGAGCCTGGGTGAATTCTAAAACCAAATCGGTCACCAACTTTATGAGTTGTTCCTTGGATTGGGTGTCTTAAACCTTCTTCTTGTATACTTTGAATTAACCAATGTGCTTTTGCACTATGATAATACATTGAATTTAGAGAGATTTCAGTTTGAGGTGTGACTATGGTAGATGGGTCAAACTCTACATAATCTTTAATTTGTGCATACTCGGGTTCTCCGTCAACAACCCTTGCACAATCCATTTCGCCTGGTTTTTTATTTGGTCTTTCTCTGCAAGTCCATACGTGTGGTAAGAATTTTTGATAATGGATTGATTCGTTTGTTGCACCAAAGAAAGGAATGAATTTTTTCTGTTTACGAAGTTCTAAGATATCACCCCATTTAATTACCTTAGTAGGTGGTGCAATATTTTCAAACACCCATTTAAAATTTATATATGCATTTGACTCTTTATCAACGTCACTTATATCAGATATATTTCCTAAATGATATGCACCTAGACTATACAAATCAACATGATTTATAGTTTTATAATCTATAGGTTGAATAGTTGAGCGGACTTCCTCTAAGGTTTTCAATGTGTTCATAATGTATATTTAGGACGAATTTAAAGGACGAATATTGTTTTTACTTCTCACCTACTGTTTTTGGTTCTTCCATGAAGTTATGTGCAACAACTCCGTCTGTATAGAAATTACCTACTTTTAATATATGGTATACTTCTTTTTCTTCACCAGTATCAATGATATCTTTTAGAACTGCAGAACCCCAAACTGATTGAATCTTATCACCAACTTTTAGGTTGACTTCATTTAATTCTTCACCATAAAGTTGTTCAGTATTTTCTAAATTAGAGTGATTTTCTTTCCAATATTCAGCATCTACAACACCCCATGTTCCGTCTACTAATTTAAATGGGTGGTCTTTTGTTGTTCCTAATTCTGCAACTGTATCTCCGTTCTCATTTGCAATAACGAGGTTAACCACTTTAGTAGGTCTTGGTGACATAAGTTTTTCAACCTCGACAATTCCTTGACCTTGTTCACCCCAAGTTTTAATTTGGTCACCCAATACGATTGACTCAATTGGTTTTGTTGTTCCGTCATGCATAAGAATAGGTGTCCCAGCGACGAAGCAACCGCCACCACCGCCACCACCACCACTTGGGAATGGGTCAGGATAGTAGTAAGAAACCGCTGACCTTGCATTATATGTGAATGGGTTTCTTGCTGAAAGTGGTTGTCTTGCATTTGCAATATAAGGCACACGATATGTAAATGGTGACCTATATGCTACTGGTTGTCTTGCATTAGCAATATAAGGAACACGATATGTGAAAGGTGACCTAAATGCTACTGGTTGTTGAATATTCGCAGGATACCTTGCATCATAAGTGAAAGGTGACTGTTTATTACTAGGTGACTGAGCATTCGCAGGATACCTAGCATCATATGTGAATGGGTTTTGTGCATTTCTAATATTAGGTTGTTGTGCATTTACTGGATTCTGATATGTAAATGGTGTTTGTCTATTTCTAATATTAGGTTCTTGAGCATTTACTGGGTTTCTATATGTAAATGGTGACCTATGTTGATACTCAGAAGGTTGTCTTGCATCTGCAATATAAGGTTGTTGACCATTTGCAATATATGGTGTTTGACTATTTGCAATATAAGGATATGGAACTTGTGTAAGTTCTTGACCCGAAGCATTATTCCACCCTGTAGGTGTTTTGATATAGATTTGGTCAACTGCACTCCATGTAGAAGAACCAGTTTTAACCCATGCACCTTGGGTCGCATTCCAACCTGTAGGTGTCTTGACTGATTGATTTCCTGATGCCATGTCTTATATTATCCTGTTATTGGTGACCCAGGCCACTGTTGTGATACTACTCCGTCCCATCTTGCTTCAGGAGTTCTTCCTTGTGTTGCATATGTAGCAGGTTGTCTATTACTATATGTAAATGGTTGTCTATTACTATATGTAAATGGTGTCTGAGCATTTCTTATATTAGGTTCTTGTGCATTCACTGGATTTTGGTAAGTAAACGGACTTCTATGTTGATACGTAGAAGGTTGTCTAGCATTACTTGGGTTTCTGTAAGTGAATGGTGACCTATAGTTATATGTAAAAGGTTGTCTTGCATTTGCACGATATGGAACCCTATATGTAAATGGGTTTCTGTAAATTATTGGTTGTCTTGCATTAGCACGATATGGAACTCTATAGGTAAATGGAGACCTATATGTCACGGGTTGTTGAGCATTTGCTGGATACCTTGCACTATATGTAAATGGAGACCTATATGATACGGGTTGTTGAGCATTCGCTGGATACCTTGCACTATATGTAAACGGATTTTGATACGTAAATGGCTGTTGACCATTTGCAATGTAAGGTTGTTGTGTAATTCCGATTGCCATTTAGTTTATTTCCCGTTTAAAGTTCTCATATTTATAAAGATTCTAAACCCCTAAATTAGGAGTAAAGAATCCACAAATCACCAACTGCACCATCACCTGAAGCAGGAGCTGATGTTGATTGGTAAACGTTTCTAGCAGTTCCACCACTGTTTGTTGCATTGGTGATAGTAATTGCACCTGAAGCAACAGTTCCTACAGAAATATTTGGAGTTCCAGTCAATCCTTGTGCATTTACAGCAAGAGTTGCATTTGAAGCTGTTCCTGTTAAATCACCAGTGACATCTCCAGTGAGATTTCCAGTGACATTACCTGTTAATGCACCTTCGAAAGTTCCAGCAACAAAAGTTTCTGAACCTACAGTCCATTTGTCATTTGTTTCGTCCCAAAGAAGTGTCTTAGCAGAAGAACCACCTCTAGTGATACTAATACCTGAATCTTCTGTTGGTGAACCTGAAGTGAAATTACTGTTTAATGCAATTATGTTATCTGCAAGTGAAATAGTTTCTGAGTTTACAGTTGTTGTAGTTCCTGAAACTGTTAAGTCACCTGTAATTGCAACATTGTCATTTAATGTGACATTACCTGTTCCATTACCACTTAATACTAAGTTAGTGTCTGATGATTTAGATGCAATTTGGTCAACTGTTATATTGTTTCCAAAAGATATTGCATTTCCAGCACTGTTAGTAATGTTTTGTCCGTCTTCGATTTGAAGTGTTCCTTTAATTTGGATAACACCTGTTCCTGTTGGGTCAAGTTCTACGTCACCTGAACCACCTGTTTGAACAGAAACGTTTTGGTTATCGTCTGCAGAAACAACGATTGTTCCTGAGTTATCTTCAACCACTTTCTGACCATTAACATATAATGAACCTGGCCCGATATATACGTCCTTCCACATTTTTGTAGATGAACCTAAGTCGTATGTGTTATCAGCACTTGGTATGATATTACCAGCAAGTGAACCACCACCTAAGAATGTTTGAACACGTGCATCAGTGTAATAGAGGTTGCTTGACCCTTCTGAAAGGTCATCTGAATCGTTATTAGATAAATCTATGTCTGTTGCAGTTTCAGTTTTTGTTGAGGTGTTCTTACTTTTTGATGAAAGTTTACCATTACTGTCTCTTTTAAGAACAAGAACGTCTGAACCTGTTCCAATCTCGATTTCTGCAACTTTAAGTGATTTTAATGTTCCACTTGAAGAAACTTCAACGTTTCCGTCTGAATCTTTTGAAAGTTCTGTTCCACCTAAGTTAATAGTTGAACCAGCAAGGTATAAGTCATTCCACCTTGCACTTGAAGAACCTAAGTCCCTTGTTTCGTTTCCATCAGGGATTAAATTACCTCCCCAAGTTGCACTGTAGTCGATAGCAAGTGAAACGTCACCTGAAGTTCCACCACCTGATAGACCTGTTCCAGCAGTGACTCCAGTCACATCACCAGTTTGTCCGTCAATTGTTAGTGTATTTGCACTATCGTCATATGTTAATGTTATACCTGTTCCTGCAGTCAAGAGGGTATTGACTCTATCGTCAATCGAATCAGTTATGGTAGAACCCGTAAGTCTACCTGAACTGTCTATAACCTCTGTTGTCCCGACTGTAAGACCATTCTTGATTATAAAGTTCTTAGCTGTCATTAAAATGTTCCCCCATCTACTTGTGGTAATGATAATTCACCCGAAGATGAATTATAACTTAAATTTGATTCTCCACTAGCAAGTGATATAGCACCTCTTGCAAGAGAGTTTGAAAAGTATTGATTAGTTGACCCTTCAGCAAGTGAATCTGTGTCTAATAAAGATAATGCACTTGCAGCGAGTTTACCCGCACTTGATATGACCTCGGTAGTTCCTACAGTCAATCCATATTCAATTACGAAGGTATTTTGTGTTGCCATTGAAGAATGTCCCCTTTACTTTTGATATTTACCTGAATATTTATAAAGTCTCACTCCCTAAAAGAGAAAGAAACATACAAAAAATTAAAATAATTTAAAATTTATTCTGGCATTGGTGCGTCTGCAGCTGCTTCACATACACCTAATGTATATGCTTGGTCAATTTGTGCTTCTTCACCTGAGGCAAGAGTAATACCATTTGCATTGCAGTGTAAAATCAATGCAGAGAGAATCTCTTCTTTAGCAATTCTTGCTCTATTTTGTGCGGCGTTAGTAATCCAATCATCTATATCTGTAGTGATTGTATCCAAAGCTTTCTTTTCTGTTTCAGTTAATGTAATTGTATAATCCATAATTCTATTTATCCTATTAAAAATCCACTGAAGTTATTGTATTCAGATGCAGAACCTTGCCAACCTGAACTTGTTCCTGATTCTCCAACATATGCTTCAATGTAATCATTTGCAGCCAATTTTACTGACATTGACATATCAAATCTAGTATGATATCCACCCGTTTTGTGTTGTAAATTGTATTGCAATATTGAACCATTCTTTCTAAATGCTACCCATGCTTGAACAACACTACCCGAGTCATGTGTTTGCACACTAAAGGAGAAAAAATATCTTCCAGCAACTGGTGCAGTAAATCTTCCGTTTGAAGTATTGTAATGACTTCCGTCATTGTGATTTCTACTTCCAGTTGCATAGTCACAAACAAAAACTGCATCATCAGTTTGATATCCATTGTTTTTTGAAACACTAAATGCAACTTGATTTGGTGCAGTGATATATCCCTCATCATGAATTCTC